CAAGATATAAATGTATATACTATCCACCAGATCTGGGATATATGCAGAAACCCCGATACTAAAAGGTATTTTGGATTCTATATTGATGATGTAGATATGTCTATGGATTTTACTATAGGAAGAACCATGGCTGAGGAACTACCATTTATACCTGGGTATAATTATAACAATATGCTAGATCCCTCTTTTGACCTAGAAGAGTACTATAAAGAATATGCCAAGTATAAGGGATACGATATAAAGGATTTCCCCAATTTATATTCAGAGGAGTACAATAAAATTAAATCACAATATGAAGGCTAGTATAGATGAACTTAAGAAGAATAGCTTATTCACTATAAAGTATGAAGGTAAACTATATACTATTGATTTATCAAGGGAACTATCCATTAATGAGAATATCATTAATACCCAATTAAAGCAATCAGCTTCTAGTTATTCCTTCCTATCCTTATTAAGGAATAAAGCTATAAGGAAAAGAGACAAACTAGAGAAGGAAAAAGATGAGGCTTATTCTAGAGCCTGGGTATCCATAAAAGAATCCAATAGAGCTTTATCAAATGATCTGGTTAGTCATAAGGCTAATATCAATCCTAAGTACCAGGGCTTACTTAAAAAATATGTTTTAGCAAACTCACAGGCTGAGAATCTTATTTCAATATGCCGGGCTTTTGAGAACAGAGAAAGACTTTTACAAACACTATCAGCTAATATAAGAAAAGAATCATGAGCAATTCAAACTACATTGAAATGAATATCATTTCAAAAGAAGAGGCTTTACAGCTATCAGAGACATTAAAAAATGAAGGAGGTATACCCTCCAATGGTAGAGTACTACTGGCAGTACCCACAGAGAAGTTCAATAAGACCTCTAGTGGTATAATCTTATCCCCCCATTATCAGAAAATAATGAGGGAGTAGCTAAAAAAGCCCGAGTAGTACAACTAGGTCCACTGCCCAAAGAAGCGGGACTTGATTACCCCACACTAGAAGTGGGTAGTATAATATCCTATGGCATATATGGAGGAAAGGAAGTATTCCCATTCTTACCCAACCATGACTATTCAGATAAGTACAAGTTCTATGTGCTAGCATTAACAGAGATAATTTATATTCAGTAATATTTAAAGATTATGAGCAAAGATTCAATCAGAGAAAGACTTCTAAAACAGAGAGAAGAACTAAAAAGGCGTAATTCTACGTCCTCATTTTATTTTATAAAAGAAGGTACTACAAGAATGAGAATTCGGCCTGGTGTAGATGATAAGTATGCCCTGGCCATGGAAGTAACTCAGTTTTACCTGGGGGCCAATGGAATAAACACTATATATTCACCCTCCACTTTAGGAGAACCATGCCCCTTTATGGAGAAATTCCAGGAGCTAAAGAATTCAAAAGATCCAGATGATAAGGAACTAGCTAAGAAGTTAATTCCACGGAAGAGATTCCTCATTGGAGCTTCAATATATAAAGAGGGTTCTAATAAGGAGATTGATCCAGATAGAAAAGAGGTGGGTGTAATAGTAAGCCAGAGCATTTACCAAGAAATCGTAGAATTATATTTGGATGAAGAAGACTATGGTGATATGACCGATCCAGATGAAGGATACGATATAAAGATTACTCGAGAGGGCAAGGGTAAAAATGATACTACCTACGCTTGCAGAGCTTGCTCTAAATCTAGAGCTCCAAAAGAGGCTACAGCACCCATTGATTTAGAAGAACTACTTAGGAAAGAATTAAAGAGCTATGAAGAACTGGAAGATATCCTAAACCAATTCCTCTCAGGTACTAGTGGGGATGAAGAGGGTGAAGATTCCCCCAAGAAAAGAAATGATGGAGATATCTCCTCAGTATCATCAGATGATGAAGAGGAAAAACCCAAGAAGAAGATACTTAAAAAAAAGTAATTAAAGAGTCACTAGACCCCCAGTATTACAATGACTTACCCTTTTAATTCAATGAGGAGGACTACTTATCTAGTTCTCCTCTTTTCATCTAAAAACAACAACTAAGCATGGCACCAAAGAAGAAAATTAATAAGATCCCCAGCATAAGGGATCTTCAGAAGGCTTTCCCAACTACCTTTATGGCTTCATCATTAGATGAATCTAAGTTACCATGGCTTCCCTCAAGGTTTTTGGCTTTTAACTATGTCCTGGGAGGGGGAATACCCTATGGCAAGATATTAGAAATATTTGGGGAGGAGTCCTCAGGTAAATCTCTAATGTCCTATGATTTTGCATATTGTGCCCAATATCTAGGAGGCATTGTACTATGGGTGGATGCTGAGCAATCCTTCACCAATGATTGGGCCAAGGAGAATGGGCTAGACCTAGATAGAGTAATGCTACTAAAGGAGACCTCCATTGAAAGGATTTCTGATTGGATAGCCCAGGCTACCCTATACTGGAGATCCATACTAGTACACAATGAACCAATACTACTTGTATTGGACTCCATGGCAGCTCTGGATACTGAAGCTAATATTGACTCAGAAATGTCCTCGGCTTCCGCTGATATGGGTAATAGGGCTAAGGCTATTTATAAAATGTTCAGGATCAGGAATGAACAGTTATATCAGCTGGGCGTTACCCAGATATATATTAATCAATTGAGGAAAAACTTAAAAGCTGGTATGTTTGAAAACCCAGATACTACTCCTGGTGGAGCTGCTTTAAAGTTCTATGCTTCACAAAGGATAGGATTCTATGGGGGTAAATCAATAACCAAAAAGGTGGGATCCAAGGAGAGGAAACTTGGAAAGGTAACCTCCATTAGAACTATAAAGAACAAAGTAGCCCCTCCTAGAGAGACCATTAAGGGAGCACCCATATACAATAATCCCAAATACCACGAGATTGGCTTTGATAGGTACTACAACCTATTAGATGTATTCATAGATAATGATATATTGATAAAAGCCCCTTCAGGTTCCATAAAGAAAAAGGGGGAAGAAGAGATTCTTTGTAGAGGAGAGGAGAAATTCCAATCTCTTATGGAGAATAATCCAGAGCTAAGAAGAGAGTTATTAGCCCTAGCGGGTATAAATACTCTGGGTAAAACTAAAAAGAAACTAGCTAAGCTAGGGGAGAATCTATTCCCCATTGAAGGTGTAGTAATTGATGAGGACTCAAATTCAGAAGAAGATGAAAGATAAAATTTTAGTAATAGATGGAGAGCACATGATACATAGGGCTCTCCATAAGTTTGACAATATGAAGTCAGCCTCAGGTAAGCCCTCAGGGGCTGTATTTGGGTTCTTTAGGATCTTTAGATCTCTGGTATTCCAGCTAACTCCAGATAAAGTTATCATAACCTTTGACAATGGTAGAGCCCCTCTGAGAACTAGCTTATGCCCAAGTTATAAGGGCCATAGAATACATTTAGGCCATGATCTAGAGATATTCTTGGAACAAAAAACTTCAATATTGAGGGGACTAAAAGCTCTAAGGGTACCCTATATATATGACCAAGATAAGAAATTAGGGTATGAGGGGGATGATTTCATAGCCCGGGTAACCAAGGAACTAAGCCAGAACAATAAGATTATCATTGTTTCTGGGGATAAGGATTTTATACAGCTTATAGATAAAAATGTAATGGTATATCACCCTACTAAGTTGTATATCAATTCAGCTAACTCACTAGAGCAAATGGGTTATACGCCAAGTGAATGTGTGGATTATCTTTCTCTAATGGGGGATAAATCAGATGATATACCCGGATATAGGGGAATGGGGGAGAAAAAGATACGTAAGTTCCTAGATAGCTTTGGGTCCATAGATAATTTCCTAAGTGACCCTAATAATTCTTTTTCGGGTATAGAACGAGATAAGCTAGAAGAACTAAGGTGTACTAATAAGAAAATGATAGATTTAAACTGGTTCATAGAAGAGGGAAACCCCACTAGCTATGACCAGATTGAATCAGTAACCAAAAAGTTAAATAAGCCCATAAGAGAGGATATATTCCACCAGATATGTCAAGAATACTCAATGAGGTCCCTAATGGAACCTTCTTTTATAGAACCAATTAAAAAGTTAAAGAGATGAGAATAGCAATTTTAGGACCAAGTGGAGTGGGCAAAACCACCCTATGTAAGGCTTTAGCCTTGGATTCAAAAAACCAACTGGCTTATGTATCAGCTAGCAGTAGAGATTTACTTCCCCAAACATCTATCAAACAGATAGACCACCTGGATGATTCAGAATTTGATCTACAGTTAATCTCTAAGAGAACTCAATTATTTAATAATCTAATGGGACATAGAGGTTCATTCATAACTGATAGATCTCTATTGGACTCAGCGGCTTATTACATTCTAAAGTATTCTTCTACTAAACAATCATGCGATATAGATGAGATAGTTAGCCACTGCCTTAAAGAAACCATGAAGACATTTGATTATGTCATAAACATACCCTATTCTGTGGGAGGGAACTCCTCATGGAAATTTGAGGACAATGGCAGTAGGATAGTTAATACTTATTACCAAGAAACAGTATCTTTAGTACAGTCCAATCTGGCCTATAGACTATCTATTGAGGACTCTAGTTATTTTAACAGAATTAGGAATTGTGATATAAACCTCACTACTGAGTCTAGGATAGAATTTATAAAAACCATAATTTACCCCCATGAAGTTACTAGGGCTGGCCTTCTCTGATCTCCATATCAATGATTGGTCCAAATTCAATGATTACGGGAAAAGAACCCGTAATCATTTTTTGGTACTACAACACTTAGTGTATAAGGCTAAAGAAGCGCATTGTGATCTATTCTTTTGTGGAGATCTATTCCATAAGCCAGATTCCATAAGCCCTGAACTTCTAACATTGACCATGGAGGAGTTTAAATGCCTATCAGACTCAGGAGTAAACTTATATGGCATAATGGGAAACCATGATACTAATATGGTGTCTCAAATGAGTAAGGCTCCCTCTAGTCCCCCCAATTGGCTGAAGTCATTAAGCTATGCATTCCCCTGGGTACATGAAGTAAATCATGAGGCATTGATGATTACTTCTGAGATAGCTCTAGTGGGTATACCATATATAGACCATAACAAGGGGATTTCAGAGGCCCTACTTAGATTGTCTAAGATAGCTAAGGATAAGGGAGCTAAGAAAAAGATACTCCTACTCCATTCCGATTTCCCTGGAGCTGAGGATAATGATGGTAGAGAAGTTTCCAGTGTAGAAAACCTGGATAGGTCCATGTTATCAGGTTTTGATCTAGTATTAATGGGCCATATACATAAGCCTCAGAAGCTTAGCCAAAATATAGTAATGCTGGGCTGTACTCATCAGCTAAGGCGTACTGACAAAGATGCTAAATTAGGCTACTGGGAGATCTATGATGACCTATCAGTGAAGTTCATTGAACTAAATTTACCTACCCTGGGTAAATTCATTGATGTCAATACAAGGGAAGACATTAATACAGAAGATGGAAATTATTATACCGTGGTTCCTAATATTGATAAAAAGATAGGTCATCCCATGGGGGCATTTTCCATTAACAAGAAGTCTTCCAAGTCCTTTATAATAAGGAAATACTTAAGGTATACAAATGAGAGGACTAGAGACAATATAAAATTATTAAAAGGGCTGCTATGATAAGATTTGGAGAATTAGATATAGAGGGTTTTTGCTCTATAGACCATGTATCTATCAATTTAGACACGGGTCATTTAGTAATAATAAAAGGGGCTAATGGTACAGGGAAAAGTTCTATACTTTCTTCTATACCATGGGTGCTATATGGTACTCATCCTAAGGGCATAAGCTCAGTTAAGACTTGGGATTCTTTAGCCCCTAAGAACTACTTGGGTTGCAAAGTGGCAATCAACTTTGAAAAGGATGGAGTAATCCATAAGATTATAAGATGCCAGGGCTACCATGGTGATATAGAAGGGGTAAAGGGGGGGAACTCTCTATTTTATTTCAGAGATGGTTATCCCTATGATAAGAAAACCCTAAGAGATACCCAAGAACAAATAACTAAGGACCTGGGAGTATCCTATGAGGTATTCATGAACACTATATTCTTTGGTCAGGGTCTTAAAAGACTAGCACAAGACACTGGGGCTAATCAGAAATCCCTTTTTGACCAGATATTTGATTTATCTTTTATCAATGAAGCCCGGGTAAGAGCCCAGGATCTCCTAAATGAGAAGTACAAAGTCATATCCGATATTGGTAACAATATTACCTTGGCCAAGAATAAAATAAGTTCACTAGAAGAGACCAGGAATACCCTTAAGAATGTAAGGGAAAGGCAAAAAGAGGAAGAGCAATCCCGAAAGGATGAACATGAGAAAAGGATATCATCACTTCGAGAATCACTAGACAAATATAAGAGTAGGCTCAATGATCTAAGAAGCCTACCAGAGATTAAGAAGCAAATCGATTATTATGTAAGGGAAGATGAAAAGCCAAAGCCTCCACAGATCACCTCTGAGTTTCTTATAGAAAAGATCACAGAAGCAATAAACCTTATAGGTAATAAGCAGATCATAACTGGGCTAAAGATCTTAAACCAGCTAATAAAGTATCTATCAAATAAGGGCCCTGAATGCAATTATAGCTTTAAGATCAAGGAACTCAGAATGGAGCTATCTAGGCGTAAAGAGGTAGAAGAAGATCTAAAGGATAAAGAGGATTCTCTAGAGGAACTTATAGCCTCTGGTCCTGAGCCATCTAGAGTGTCTAAAGAAGCTAGTAAATCCATAAAAGAGATAAACCAAAGTCTGCTAGATACTCAGGAAGGTTTATCTCAATTAGAGGCTAAGTATAATAAACTTACCCTAGAGGCTAGCAAATTTAAATGGGCTATAGATAAGCCTCTAGGGCCTAATGGCATAAAATCTTTTATATTTGAGTCTCAGCTAAGTGATCTAAATGATATACTAAGGCAATATTCCAGTATTCTGGATATGCATATAGAATTTGGAGTAAAGCTAGAGAAGGCTAGGAAGGATTTCTATACAGTAATAGAAATGAATGGATGCATAGCACAGTACTCAGAATTATCGGGAGGACAAAAACAGTTAGTTATCATATCTATAGCTCTGGCTATGCAGCAAATTTTGGCTAGAGAGAAAGGTATTGATTTACTATTTCTTGATGAGGTATTTGAGTCTCTGTGCAAAGAGAATATTGAAGTAGTCTCTAGGCTAATTTCTCAAGTAAGTGATAATAAGTCTATATTCCTAATTACTCACTTGGATAATCTTGGGGCACTCAGGAATGCTGGAACTTGGTGCCTTAACTATAATAATGGACTAACAACATTACAAGATGGCAGATAGAATAAATTCAAAAGCAAAGGGCTCTAAGAATGAAAGGGACATTTGCAAATGGTGGGAAGAATGGACAGGATACGATTTCTCCAGGGTACCTTCTTCAGGTGGACTAAGGTGGCAGAGAACCCTAGATACCACTGGGGATATATTATGCTCCGACAAAAAGCATTGCTTAAAGTTTCCCTTTAGCATAGAATGTAAATCCTACAAGGAGATAAAATTTGAGCATGTCCTACTTGGGAACAAGTCATGTGATATACTTAAATTCTGGGAACAAGCTTCAGAGGATGCTAAAAGAGGAGAGAAACAACCTATACTCATGATGAGATACAATTCAATGCCCAAGAATGAGTATTTTTTCGTAGTATCTCGATGGATAGGTGAAATACTTTTATCAGCTTCAGACTCAGAATCGGATAGAAAATTACTAACACCATATATGACCCTTAGACTACCTGAAAGTAAGGGACTTATGATATTCATGGCCTCAAAGGTAGCTGACCATACCTCTTATGTTAAAGTATATGAGGGCTTAAAAGAGGGGCTGGCTTACCTAAGAAAGCAAGATCGTATCCTAGAAAAAGCAACCCATAAAAAGATAAAGGAGCTAAAGAAATGAAAAAAAGAAAACCCCATGTTTGGTGCATAGCACGTATTAACGAGTATTATCCTCAGATACCAGAGGACCTTATTAACATGGGGTTTTCTGAAGTTAAAACGTTTATACCCACCGTGAAGATACTAAATAAGAAAACCAAGGGGAAGAACGTATATAATGAAGTTCCCTATCTATTTCACTATGGCTTCTTTAGGATCCCTCTAGAGAAGGCTTATTCAAGGCCATATCTTAACTCCATAAGGAGAAAGGTCCCAGGCATAATCTCTTGGCTAAAGGGCCAAGAATCTATGCATAGGAAAAAGAAGAAAGCCAGAGTGGATAATCCTGATGACTTTGATGACTTTAGCATAGTAGCCATGGTCTCAACTAAAGAGGTAAGGAGGATCAGAAGAGCTGCTAAGAATAAGAACAAACAAGTTTTTGCTAATGATGAAATAGCTAATTTAAAGATAGGAGATTATGTAATACTCAGAGGTTATCCCTTTGAGGGTGTAGATGCTACAATATTAGACTTAGACCTGAGAAATAGGATGGTGAAGGTAGAAATGTACCCCCAAATGGGCCAAATGGTGATGAAGCTGCCTCTGGATAATGTAGTATTTTCTATTTATAATGATTTCAATGAGAATAAGCTATGGTCTTCAGCTAGTGAGATAGACCAAAATAAAATAAAGAGTCCCCGTGGTTATTTAGACATAGAAGATATATGAATGAGATACAGAATAAAGCCTGGAACCTACTAACAGAGAAGGAGAAACAGGCTCTTACTTTAGGATTAGGGTATGCTAAGTCCTCTTGGGAAGTAGGTGAAATGATGGGACTATCCCATTACAAGTTCTTAGAACTAAAAGAAAGAGCCGAGAGGTTCTTTAAGCTATTTGAGGGGTATTTTTCTAAGTACCCCTCTCTGGTAAGACCCAATTCTCTGGATGACCGGTTTAGAGATTTCATAGAGGGCATAATTGAAAAAAGAATGTCAAGGAAGGAAGTATCCCAATATATGGGGGATTCCTCACTCCTAGTAAAGCCAATATCCACAGCCATGATAATTAAATGGTATAAGGGATTAATATCCTCTAGTGATACCTGGGATAAGGACTTAGCCCTGCTAATCACTGAAGTTGATAGGTGGTCCAATAAAAGGTTCCTACCCAGGGATATCCAATTGCCCTCAGCTTATCTCAGAAGGATAAAATGGAAAGACCAGTCCTACATGAGATGGCTGATAAAATGGCCTATACAAAAAATAGAGGCCATAAAGAAAATATATACCAATAGGGCTAAAGAGGGATACTTCATTGCTATTTCAGATCCCTCAAATGATATGGGGTATTGTGTGTTACAAGTAAAGAAGAATAAGAGGACTATTTTAGAAATGACTTCATTAGGCTTATATATATTCCCCGAACTGGTACAGGCCGATGTTTTGGGGTATATGATATCTAAGTATTCTGAGAAGGCTAATTCTCCAAAGTCTGGTATGAGGTTCTGGAGAGATTATAGGGATAACTTGAAGATGGCCATGAACTACAATGAACTCCAGAACTTGTCCATACTACCTCGACCTGAGGATATAGAGTTTTCACATATAAAAAAGATTAGAGAAAAAAGAAAAGAAAAATAATTTTATACATATATATATAGGTATAAATAGAAATAAATTATTTTTTTTCTTTTTTTTTGTTTTAAATAAAAAATAATTTATATATTTGCAGTATGAAAAGAAAAGAACTAAAATTTAGACTATACATAAAGGGTAGCAAACACCGCTATGCCATCACCAAATCTGGAGATCTTCTCAAGAAGGTTAGAGGGAGATGGGAAATAGAGTATAACCAGTGGGTACATGATAGAAACGATAACTTAGAACCATTTGGTTATATCCAGATGAAAGGGGGAACAAAGATAGTTGGCTATACCGCTGAACTATTAAACAAAGCTTTTCATCTGGGCTTTTCAAAACCCACTTTGATAGACAGACAAGGTAA